GACGGTCTGCACTACCGGATTCATCGCCCTAGCGGCGCGGGTGGTGGCCGCGGCCGCCCGCGGCAGCCCCGCTGCCTTGAGTCCTGCCCCGGCGGGCTCGAGCACCGTGGCGACGTCGAACATGACGCCGGCCGGGTCCTCGTACATGGCCTTTTTGAAGCCTTCGAGCGAGCCGTAGCGATCCTTATAGTGCGCGATCAAGGCATCGACGGCGTTCACGTCAGGCTGGCCGGGGAGCGCCTTGTATCCGCTCTTCTCAGCCATTCCGGCGAACAGGGACGTGATGCCCTTGACCTGTTCCGGCACGTTGACTAGGCCGCCGAGCAGGCTTCCGGTGGACTTGGCGGCGTTGCCGAGGAATCCGAGCACCGTGCGGCGCTCTTCGTCGGTGGCCTTGGGCGGCGCCGGCTGCTGATACTCGGTCCAAGGCCCGCTCGGCGGCGGCGCGGCCGGCGTATTCAAGCGGTCGAGCTGGCCGAGCACCTCATCGCGTGAGCGGACGATGATCGGCCCCATCGCCGCCGGCGCTTTCGTCGTCTGGTATTCCTCCCAAGGCCCAGCCATGCTATTTCACCGTCAGAGCGAGTTGCCAGTTCTTCGGATTGCCGGGATCGCCGCCGAGGAAGCGATAGCCGTCTTTGACCGTGCCGACTGCCGGCGGCGCTTTCTTTGGCGCTGCGGCGGCTGGTTGCGGCGCTGCGGCGGGCGCTGCGCCTCCCTCGAAGGCCTGGCCGTAGTTCGTCAGGTAGTCCTTCCCGCTCTGGACTCCCGACTGTCGCTCGATCCGGCGCCCGTATTCGTTGTAGATGTTGTCATAGGACGTCTTTGCGCTGGCTGCCCTTTTTTCGATGGTGGCCTTCATCTGCTTCCGCGCATCGTCGGACAGGAACGGTGAATTGCTGAAGATTCGCGCCGTCTTGAATCCGAACGTGTCGGCCCATGATTGCGCGTACCTCTGCACCGTAGCGTATTCGCCCTCGCGAACCACGCTGCCGGGGTCCATCGCCTTTGCGAATGCGTACAACAGGGCCTGATCGTCGCCCGCGTTGCCGCCGCCTTTCTCCCCAAGGCTCTTCACGAAGTTGTTGGCTTCCCCGATGACGTTGTAATTCTTCACCATCGGCTCGTTGTCGAACTGGCCGGCGATCTGTAGCACGCGCTGGCTCTGCCCCTGCGTCAATCCGGCGGCGGTCGCCTGGGAGATGCGGCCTTCCATCGCCCGATTGTGGCGTGCGGTTTCCTTCGCCGCGGCCGCTTCCCGGTCCAGGCGAACCTTTTCCGCTTCGAGCCGCGCCTGTTCCTCCGGCTGAATTGGCTTCGTTCCGGCCGCCGTCTGTTCCGCCGTCGTCGCCTGTGCCGCCGCAGTCCGTAGCTCGAGCGGTTCCTTTTGTTCCTTGAATGCCCGTTCCGCTGCTTCGCGCTTTTCTTTCAACTGGTCAGCCATCGTCATGAACTGCTGTCCGAATGTCTGTGTAGCTTCCAGATCGAACGGCTGCGCCAGCATCTGGTTGGCGACCTCTTGCGGTATGACTTTTCCGCTGACTAACAACTTGATTCTGAAGTCGCGGTCCTGCTGATTCTTCGAGGCGAGACCGGCCTGGCCGAGCATCCGCAGGTATTTTTCCTGCTGCTCCTCCTGGGCACGCTGCTGCTTGATGCGCTGCTCCTCGAGTTCCGACTGTCCCTTGAGGTATTCCGTCCCAAGCTTCGGCCCTAAATAGCCCAGCGTCTGCCCCTGCGTCAGGTCCTCGCCGGCAAGCGCCCGTCGCTGGAATTCCTGCTGGCCGGCGTTCGCCTCGCGCAGGCTCTCGAGCTTGAACTGCTCCTGCTCGATCTGCGAGCGCCTCAACTGCTGCTGCTCCATCAGGCCGCGGAGCGTCATCATCTGCCCCATCTGGTGGATCGGAGACGGGACGTCCAGGTTGATCTGGGGGGAGCGGAAGCCGAGCGCGATCTCAGGATTCAGAGCCATGTTTGCCTCACGGTGCGGTGGTGACCATGGAGAGCACCCAGACGGCGAGCCCGGCCGCTACCAGGTTGACTCGCGATGTCGTATTGAACGCGGCGATCGCGAATAGAACGAACGCCAGAATCAGGAGAACGAGGCGCAAGTTGATCATTTGTACCCTCTCGGCCAGTAGGACGGGTCCAGGGCGGGATTCTTCGGACCCGGCAGGTTCCAGAGCTGCGGTGTTGATGGATTGCCGTAACCGCCGCCCATCCAATCCTTCATCAGATCCTTCTGCTGGTAATATCCGCCGACCTGGCCGGCGGCATTCCCCACGCCCTGGAGCGCACCGCCCCACGCATTCGCCGATCCCATCGTGCCGGCGGCCCGCGCCGCCGCGCCGCCCGTCATCAGGTCGGCGATCGACCGCTGCGTCCCGAAGGCGTTCTGCGCCTGCAAGGCGGCCGCGTTCTGCATGGCGTTGCCGCCGTACTCGTTGGCCCCGACGTTCCATCCGCCGGCCGTCTGTGCCGCCCCGGTGCGTAGCGCCGCGGCCTGCTGCGCTGCCGTCATCAGGTTTCCGCCGGCCTGCCCGCTCGTCCGGACCCCCAAGTCCGTCAGGCTGCTGAAGCGGTTGAATCGGTCGCCCTGCTGCGCGCGGAATCGGTCGAAGGCCGAGCCGAACTCGCTCGAGGCGAGATTCTGCGAGAGGTTCGCCGCGGCCCGCAGGGCGCCCCCACCGAGCGCGCCACCTCGAGCCGCCGCCGACCCGGCGAGAGCTTTGTTCGCCTGGTCGATCCTGAACTGGTAGCCGGGATCCAGCGACTTCATGTCCTCGAGCGTGAAGTCCCGGTTGAGTTGCCCCCCCGGCGCCATCATCTCGCCGAGCGATTTCGCTGCCTGGCCGCCGAGCCCGAGGTACGGCTCGAGGTACTCGTTCGCCTGGCCGGCCGCCCCGGTGATTCCGGCCGCCCCCGTCTCCGCAACGCCGGTGAGGTTGGCGCCCGCGGTCCCGGCCGCGCCGAGCACATCCGCCCGCGCCTGCTCCGCGGCGGTCCCGATCTGCGGGTTGTACTGGCCGAGCGTGTCGCGGAACCCTTGCGCCTGGCGCAGGGCCTCCTCCTGCTGCAACCGGCCGGCCTTGTTGGCCGCCCGAGAGCCGAGGATTCCGCCGAAGATCGACGTTCCGGCCGATATGGCCGCCGGGATCGCTACTGCTGCTGGCATGGTACAACCCCCTAAGTCGCGCTAGAATAGATAGATAAGCCGGTCATCACCCGGCAGGAGAGCCCCGCCTTGACAACCAACGGAAAGACCAACGGCAAGAACCGACTCGACCGCATTGAAGAACTGCTCAATATGGCGGCCGCCCAAACGGCAGCAACGGCTAAAGAACTGCGCCAATATGCCAAAGAGCATGATCGGGAAATGAAAGAGATGCGAGTAGAGCACCGCCGCCATCGCGCAGAACACGTGCGCGACATGAAAGAGATCCGGTCACTGTTCAAGGACATGATCAAGCGCATAGCGGTCTGACGACCTTCGTTGGCGCATCTCCGCGCCAGCGGCGCGTTCTCCGGGTGATGCCGGGGCATGGGCGGCTACGTCAAGGCCGCCCGCAACAATCGCACCTGACCCCGTTTCCGCCTCACGGCGGGCCAGTGTTTCCGCCTGTATTTCCGGCGGGCTGATGCCTAGGCACACCTGATCCCAGAGCTGCCCGTCCTTGAGATAGCTCGCCGAGTTGACGCCGAACGAATGCATCCCCGCATTGATGGCAAAATGCAGCGCCAGGCGGTTCGTCGCCGGTATGTTGGTGACGATCCGCCGGCAGGGCGTGTGCTCCCACATCCACGCCGGCAGGAGCCGCGCCGCCTCGAGTCCCACGTCGCCCCAGGCGTGCGGCAGCACGCAGGTATGCGCCTCCCAACAGATGGCGTTCTGCGGGTGGAATACCCAGAGGCCGAGCAGCTCGCCCGCGTCCCGCGCCAGCACGTACCAGATGTGCTCGCCCTCAGGCGCCCGGTAGTCCGAGGCCGCGGGCGATCCGTCGTCTGAGATGTGCGGCCAGATGCGCGGGTGTGTCATCACCGTTCTCACCAGGGCGTAGTTGTGCGTGCGCTCGAATGTGATCAATACCATTCGGTCCATCGGCTCACAGTGGCCGAACCGGTCGTAAAAACTGTGTAATAGTAAGTTGGCAATACCCAAAAGCACACACTCTGCTGCGCGACAGAGGCTCCGACGTTGTACGCTTGCGCCACTCCGGTTATTGGACTGCTCGCCGAATCGCATAAGACATCAACGAGCACTCCCGCCCCTAGCGCGGCCGTGACGGTCACCATCATCGGCTTGCCCGTCATATTCCGGTACACCCCGTTAATCGCCCGCGATCCGGTGACGACTTGCTGCGTTGTGACGCCGCCACTGGCGATGCCGGTCAACAACGAGCCATCGCCTCGAAACGCCGTAGCGCGGCACGTCCCGTTTACGTCGAGTTTGAACACCGGCGCCATGCCGATACCGACGTTGCCCGCCTGTTCCACCTGAACGCGGCCCGCGCCGAAGCGATCCGAGATGTGGAACGCGCCGGCGACATCGCAACCGAGCCAGGTTATTAGCCCGCCAACAGAATTGGCGAGGCCAATCGCGTAGAGTTCAGACGCTGCGTTGAAGACTCCCCGGCCACCATCGACTTGGAGTTTGTAACCGGGACTCGACGTGCCGATTCCGACATTGCCGTTCACGGTCGCGATCGTTAACGCCCGCGCTCTAACGCCACCCCCATCTGTATAGTCGAAACCGTAGCCCGAAAAACTCGTCTGACTGCCATACAGAATGAGGTAGCCAGAAGCCCCGTGACGCTCAATCTGATAGTAGGACGAAGCATTGCTAGAGTCGTCCGTCGCCAAGCGGATTGCGCCGCCAACGACGTTGAACTTGTCCAGAGGGTTCGCCGTCCCAACGCCAACGTTGCCGCCGAGCGGTTGAAACGCCAACGGGAAGCCGCCGCCGCCGCCATAGACCTGCATCCAGTGGGCAAACGGGGAGGCATTATAGCGGCCAATATCTAAGTAGGTGCTGCTCACCTGAAGGCGCAAGTTGGCGACGGCGGTATCAGCGGCGAGACTGGGATTGCCGCCCACCTCAACGATGTGCGTGCGGGCAGTGGGGCTTAATGTTCCAACGCCGACGTACTTGCCGTTATTCGGATTCAATGCCAGCGGGTCGCCGTGCACGCCGAATGAGCGGAATGTCGCCGTCGCGCGGTCGTACGCAAAGATGTGTCCGGCGTTGGACGCATAATAAATTTCGACGCCGCTGCCGGAAGTCGGAGCCGTTCCTAAGCCCTGCACGCGAACCAAGCCCGTGTTGGAAAGTTGATACCCCGCCGCGTTGATGT